GAGGGGAGCAAGCAGAAGCTGGAGGCTTTACTCAAAGAGAAAAACGGCTCTTTGCAGGCGCAGTCGCAACCAGAATTGCAAGATCCAATCGAAGCGGCGATCAAAAACAACCCTGGTCTTACACGGCAAAAAGCAGTGGAGATGGCGGAAAAGTTCGGGTTCTAAAAAGCCAACTTGTCACCTACTCGCAAGAATGGAAAGCAGGCGCAGGCCTGGCTCGTGTGTACCGCAACAACGGTATCACGGTGCCCAAGTTCTACGAGTTGGAGCAAGGCAACGCACAGAATGCACAACGATTCTCTGAGGCCATCACAGCCAGCAAACAAGCCAGTGGCGACATGGGCGCGGCTGTCTTCGTCTACCCAGTCGAAGACTACCAAGGCATGCGCCTGTTCTTGTCTGAAGACGGCAAGTCCGGCGTCGCTGTCAAACCCGATGGCGACATCGTGTCAGTGTTCTCGCAAGCTGGCGCTGGCCGCTCTGTCATGGAGTTGGCCGTGGCCGCAGGCGGTACCAAGCTGGATGCATTCGAGACGATCCTGCCTGAGTTCTACGCCGCGCACGGATTCGTTGCGGCTTCGCGTTTACCCTGGGATGACACCCAGGCGCCCGAAGGCTGGAACAAAGAAGCGTTTGCCGACTTCAACAATGGCGAGCCGAATGTTGTATTCATGGCCCTTGACCAGTCGTACTACGGCTGGCACAAGATCAGCGATGGCAAGAAGTCCAAGACCTATGACGATGCCGTCGCAGATCAAAACCGCGCTGTAAAGCGCAACAAGAAAAGGAGAGAAGATAATGGAAAACCCGCAGTCTTTGCCCAATCAGGAACCGGAGCAGGCGGCGTACAACGCCTACGAGCAAGCGATCTCGATGTTGCCAAGCGATACGGGACAGCCAGGGATGGAGCAACTTCAGTCCTTGGTATCCACTATTCAAAACAACCTCGGAATAGTCTTGCCGGATTCGCCTACGGAACAGGCTTAAAAGGCGCAGAGGCTGGCCGTTTGGCTGGCGCTGACTCTCGCCTATCCAACCGCATCCACTTCTATGTGGACACCGGCAACGGCGTACGCCCCGAAGCTGGTGTTGGCGGCAATGTGCATGCCGTCTACCTGGACAACCTATACGACGCGGCGGCTGACCCGCTTGGCCTACGCGCCCAGGCATCGGCCAATGGCCGTGACGACCGTGGCCAATGGTTCAACGCGGTCGAGTCCGCAATCCTCGATGCTGGCTTTGATGGCGTCTACATTCCTGCCGCCCAGGGCGAGCAAGGTGTGGCCGTATTGCTTGGCCCACAGCACAAGGGTGTGCCGGTCGAACAGCATGGCATGCACGCAATGCCTGCCGCAGGCGCGTATACGCCCCCTGCAAGCACCAAACGCAAGTACGCCATGCTCACCCCTGAGATCCGCAAATTCGAGGCCCAGGAGGCCCAGATCAAGGCGGCGGCACCATCGGCTGACCTGCGCTCTGGCACGCTGACATTTGACGAGGCTGACGCCGAGGCGGTGGCCAAGTTCTTCCCGCCTGCCGCACAAGCCCAGCCACTGCGCCAAGAAGAGCGCGGCGGTTTCGATCCGAAACGATTGACCACAATCCTCAACGAGAAGGCGGATATGTCCACCTTCCTGCATGAGACTGCGCACTTTTTCCTGACGGTTTACGCTGACATGGCCGCACGGCCAGACGCGACCGCACAAAACAAAGAAGACATGCAGACCATTCTTGATTGGTTTGGTATCAAAGACCTGGCCACCTGGAACGCGCTGTCTCTTGATGAGCAACGCAAGTACCACGAGTCATGGGCATACAACTACGAGATCTATTTGTTTGAAGGCAAAGCACCAAGCGTGCAAATGCAATCGATGTTTGAGCGATTCAGCGCCTGGTTGCGCCGCGTCTACAAGTCGATCCGCGACGAACTCAATCAGATCTACCGACAAGAAAACGGCGAAGACCTGCCAATCCTGACCGGCGAAGTCCGCCAGGTGATGGACCGCATGCTGGCCAGCGAAGAGCAGATCAAGCAGTCCGAGGCAGTCAACAGCATGGTGCCGATGTACCAGACCCAGGAAGAGTCCGGCATGTCCGACGAAGAGTGGGCCGGGTACCAGGCAATGATGGCCGAAGCCACAGAGGCATCGATCACTGAGTTGACACAGGCAAGCCTGCGCCAATTAAAGTGGCTTGGCAATGCTCGCTCTCGCGTACTTAAAGAGATGCAAGCCAAGACGGCTGACATCCGCAAGGGCGTGCGCGAAGAGGTGGCCGCAGAAGTTCAAGAGGACCGTGTATACACAGCCATGGAGTTCTTGAAGCGCGGCATCACCAAAGACGAGAACGGCCAAGACATCCAGGCATTGACTGGCCACAAACTCAAGATCGCCGATGTGAAGGCGCTCTACCCTGAAAGCAAAGAGTCGCTGACACCTGCACCTGACCTGGCCAAACTTGGCTATGGCAAGTACGGCATGCTGGCCGAAGAAGGCCTGCCGCCTGACCTGGTGGCATCGATGTTTGGCTTTGACTCTGGCGACCAGTTGGTGCGCTCATTGCTTGAGGCCAAGCCGATCAAAGAAGAGATCGACAACCGCACCGACGAGCGCATGCTGGCCGAATACTCTGACCTGCTGGACCCTGCCAGCATCGAGTTGGAAATCCAAAAGGCATTGCACAACGAAGCACGCGCCCGCTTTGTGGCCGTCGAGTTGCGCTACCTTGCCAAGGCAACACAGCCTGCACGCTTGATGATCCAAGCCGCGAAGACTGCGGCCAAGTCAATTATCGGCAACAAGGTGATCAGCGAGATCCGTCCGCGTGACTACACCCTTGCAGAGGCACGCGCCGCCAAGGAAAGCACAAAGCAATCCAAGGCTGGCAAGATCACCGAGGCCGCAAAAGCCAAACAGAACCAACTGCTCAACAACCAGTTGTCGCTCGAAGCAGTCAACGCACGCAAAGAAATCGACAAGGCCATTGACGGCTTTGCCAAGATTTTCAAAGGCGATGCAAAGATGGCCAAGAATCGCAACATCGATTTGGTCAACGCCGCACGCTACATCCTTGGCCACTACGGCCTTGGCCCGCGTGATGTTGAGCCTGCAAAGTTTGTCGAGCAACTCAAGTCATACAACCCAGACCTGTACGCAGACATCGAGCCGATCCTGCTCGAGTCGACTGGTGGCCCACGCAACTACAAGAAGTTGACGCTCAACGAGTTCCGCGAAATGAAGGAGATCGTCGACGCGTTGTGGTACCAATCCAAGCGTGAGAACGAGGTGATGATTGAAGGCAAAGCAGTTGCTCTCGATTCAATCATTGCAGAACTCAATGCGCGACTTGATGAGATCGGCGTGCCTGAAGAGGTTGCCGGTGAGCGCATGGCACCTGGTCCGAAAGAGAAAGCCATCCGCGCCCTGTACAACGCCAAGGCATTGACTCGCAAGGTTGAGCACTGGGCTGATGCAACAGACGGCCCTGGTGGTCCTGGTCCATTCACCAACTACATCTGGCGCCCACTGCGTGCCGCGCTTGACCAGTACCGCGTCGATCGCAATCGCTATGTCAAAGACTATGTCGACATGATCGCCAAGCTGGATCTGCCAGTGCAAAAGATCAACGCGCCAGAATTGAACTACACATTCGGCAATGAGAACGGCGGCATTGGTAAAGCAGAGGTGCTTGGCGCCTTGATGCACATCGGTAACGACGGCAACATGAAGAAGCTGATTGCTGGCCGCAACTGGGGTCAAGTCAATGAGGATGGCTCGGTCGACACGACGCGCTGGAATAGTTTTATGAACCGCATGATCGACGAAGGCGTGCTCACAAAAGCAGACTTTGACTTCGTGCAAGCTGTATGGGATTTGAATGAAGAACTCAAGCCTATGGCGCAAGAGGCGCATCGCGAGATCTTCGGCTACTACTTCAAAGAAGTCGAGGCTCGCCCAGTGGTTACACCGTTTGGCACATACCGTGGCGGCTATGTTCCTGCAAAGACTGACCCGTTCATAGTTCGCGACGCACAGCGTCAAATGAAGATGGAGGAACTCGAGGCCGACTTCCGTAACTCTATGCCAAGCACTGGCGCCGGGTTCACGAAGTCTCGCGTTGAGTACAACAAGCCTTTGTCACTGGACATTCGTGTGATGGCCAAGCACATCGATGATGTGATCCGCTTTGCACGCGTACAGCCGACGATCCGCGACACACTGAAGATCATTCGCAAGCGTGACTTTGCAGACACGATCACGCGTATTGATCCGACTGTGATCGAGGACATGATCCTGCCATGGCTCAATCGATCTGCTCGCCAGATCACGAGCGAGGTCGGCATGAACCGAAGCATTGACAACTTCTGGCGTGCTGTCCGCACTCGCACTGGTATCGGCATCATGTTTGCCAACATCACCAACGCGATGCAACAGGTGACTGGCTTCTTCCCTGCATTACTCAAGGTCGAAGGCAAATACATGAAGACGGCTCTGGTCGACTACATGAAGAGTCCAACTGCCCAGGCTGAGTTCGTCGCTGAGTTGTCGCCATTCATGGCCGATCGCATGAGCAATCAAATGATCGAAGTGCAGGACATGATGAACGACCTGCTGATCAACCCAACCAAGTTCGACAAGATCCAGAAGTGGTCCAACAAGCATGGCTACTTCTTGCAACAAGCCTTCCAGAACTTTGTCGATGTGGTGACCTGGGTTGGCTCGTACAACCAGACTGTTGCAGAGTTGGGTGCAGATGTTGATGAGAAGTCAGCAAGCAATGAGGCCATCAAGCGTGCAGACGCCGCAGTTCGTATGACGCAGTCCAGCCTGTTGCCTGAAGACTTGTCCGCATTCGAGGTTGGATCGCCGTTCTACAAGACGCTGATCCAGTTCGCTGGCTACTTCAACATGATCGCCAACTTGAACGCCAACGAGTACATCAAGATCTTCCGCGACATGGGCTGGCGTGGCCACAAGGGCAAGCTGTTCATGACCTACCTGCTGGGCTTTGGCCTGCCAATGCTGGCCGCTGACGCCATCGTGCGCAGTCTGGGCGGCGGCTGGGACGACGATGATGACGACGGCTACCTCGATGTTTTTATGTCCTGGTTCTTTGGATCACAATTGCGTGGTGCAGTTGCCCTGGTGCCGTTTGGTACTGCGGCCACCGTGCCATTCAACGCATTCAACAACAAGCCTTACGATGACCGCATGACCACCAGCCCGTCTGTATCGACGCTGGAAGGTGCGACCATCGGTGTAGTGAAGGCCGGCATCAACATTGCAGATCCAGACAAAGATGTGACGGGCAAGAATGTCCGCGACATCCTGACCTTGATCAGCCTTGTGACCGGCGTCCCCGTTACCGTGCTCGGCAGACCGATTGGTTATGCCATTGAAGTTGAGCGCGGAAAGATTGAACCAACCTCTTCTGCCGACTACATTCGCGGCCTTGCCACTGGCAAAGCAAGTGAATCGTCGAGACAGTAAGGTACCCGTATCCACAACCAGAATGCTTAGTCTCTTCACAATTGTCCAGGAGTTCCGTCCATGACCATCAGTTCAAATAGCCGGAAAGCCGGTCCGTTCATAGGTAACGGAACAGCCGCGACTTTCCCCTTTACATTCAAGGTCTTCCAGGCTTCTGACCTGGAAGTGGTCAAACTCACGGTTGCAACCAACATCGAAACGATTTTGGTCCTCAACACTGACTTCACCGCGTCCGTCAACGAAGACCAAAACTCCAGCCCTGGCGGCACGATCACGCTGTCTGCTGGCGCCCTGGCGACCGGCTACAACCTGGTCATCACCTCGGACATCGAGAACCTTCAGCCAACCGACTTGACCAACCAGGGTGGCTTCTACCCTGAAGTGATCACCGACGCGCTGGACCGTGCAACGATTCAGATCCAACAACTTCAAACTTCTGTCGACCGTGCGGCCTTGTTGCCGATCACCAGTAGCGCAGACGCCGAATCGCTTGTGGCTGACATTGTTCGATTGGCTGACAGTGCAGACAACCTGGACATTGATGCAGTCAACATTGCGTCAATCAATTCTGTTGCCGGGAGTATTTCCAATGTCAACACCGTTGCGACCAACATCAGCAATGTAAACACCGTCGCCGGTGTGTCGTCCAATGTAACGACTGTGGCCACCAATGTGGCTTCGGTCAATACTGTTGCGGCTGACTTGAACGAGCCGGTGTCTGAGATTGAAACTGTCGCGGCCAACATCACGAATGTAAACACCGTCGGCACCAACATTGCCAATGTGAACACTGTGGCCGGTATCTCTGCCAATGTGACCACCGTGGCTGGCATCTCTGCCAATGTCTCGACTGTGGCCACCAACAGCGCCAATGTCACGACTGCCGCAACGAACATTGCGTCAATCAATACTGTGGCCGCAGACCTCAATGAGCCTGTGTCTGAGATCGATACAGTGGCCACCAACATTGCCAATGTCAACACGGTCGGCAACAACATTGCCAGCGTGAACACTGCCGCAGGCAACAACGCAAACATCACCACGGTGGCGACCAACATCGCCAATGTGAACACGGTTGCAACCAACATTGCGAATGTGAACTCTGTTGCAGGGAACTCAACAAACATCAATGCTGTGGCTGGTAACAGCACCAACATCAATGCGGTTGCAACAAACTCGACCAACATCAATACTGCCGCGACCAACATCGCCGCAATCACAACTGTTGCCAATGATCTAAACGAGCCGACCAGCGAGATCGATGTCGTTGCAAACAACATTGCGAATGTCAACTCTGTTGGCACCAACATCGCAAGCGTGCAGACCGTTGCAGGCATTGCCGGTGATGTGAACACTGTCGCAGGTGTTGCACCCAATGTGACTACGGTTGCAGGCATTGCGGCCAATGTGACCACTGTTGCAGGCGTGGCCGCAAATGTCACGACTGTGGCTGGTATCTCTGGGAATGTCACCACGGTCGCAGGCATCTCGTCGAATGTCACGACTGTGGCCGGTGTCGCATCAGACATTCCAATCGTCGCCGCCAATGTGGCAGACATCAGCAACTTTGCCGATGTGTACCAGGGCGCAAAGAGCACGCCCCCAACATTGCGCAATGACGGCAGTGCATTGCAGATCGGCGACCTGTATTTCAACAGCGTGTCCAACGCCATGTTCGTGTACGCGAGCACCGGCTGGGTTCCTGCTGGCTCGAGCGTGAACGGCACCAGCCGACGCTTCCGCTACATCGCCACTGCTGGCCAGACAACCTTCACTGGTGCTGACAGCAACGGCAACACCATGGCCTATGACGCAGGCTTCGTTGATGTATACCTCAACGGCGTGCGCTTAGACCAAACCGACTACACCGCGACGAGCGGCACCAGCATCGTGCTGGCATCTGCCGCCGCGTTGAATGACGAACTCAACATCGTTGCATTCGGCACATTCAGTGTGGCCAGCATCAATGGCGTCGACATCATCAACGGCACAGTCAGCGCGAACAAACTTGCCGCAGGTGCCGCTGTGTCAAACATCGGCTACACGCCAGTCAACAAGGCTGGCGACACGATGACTGGCAACCTCGTCACAACCGGCGAACAACTAGCAATTGTTCGATCTACTGGAAACATGGCTCGGTTGACTTTGCAAAACACAAACAGAAATTGGTCTGTTTCAAATTACGGATCTCAATTTACTCCAAACGGAAATTTTGCAATTGCAGATGAAACGGCTGGTGCAGTGCGTTTTGCAATCGACTCCGCCGGCCGAATAACAACTCCAGAACAACCCGCTTTTTCTGTTAGATGGCTTCCAAATTCAGGCACATACTCTGTTCTTACAAATAGAGGCAATCACTTCAACACCGGGAATGGACGATTTACCGCGCCCATTTCCGGGATTTATATGTTTACATTTAATGCATTGAAAGATAACTCTTCTTCAATATTAGATGTAATGATAACCATGAATGGTTCAACATATTCAATCGCTCGCACTAATGGTTCTGGCATATACCAGACAGCAACCTGCGCTGTTGCAATTGCAATGGTTGCTGGTGATTACGCAAACTTGTCATACGCACTTGGTCTTGTTTATAACGACCAACAATGGAATGTGTTTAGTGGCTATTTGCTCGGATAAACGAAAGGAAAAAAATGTCTCAATACACAATTACTCTTTCTTCCGCCGAAGACAAGGCTCTTTCCTACGCGGCAATGAGCCAGCAAGACTGGATCGACAACGCCGTGCATGAGCGTTGCCGCATCGCCATCGATGAGATCGCGAAGATCTGCGTCGAGCAGTGCTTGGCCAACGGCATCCAGATCCCTGGCTCAAAAGAAGCCATGGTCGACCTGGCATTTCAAAATGGCTGGGTGATCACTGCCGCGCAACGCCAGGCCCAGGCCGAAGCAGAAGCCGCCGCACGAGCACAGGCCGCGCAGACTGAAGGAGCGTAACCATGTCCAACTCCCGCAATCTTGCAGACTTGCTAGGTACTGACACGCAGATTAAAGAAGGAGATATTGCAAACCTTGCAGTGTCTGCCGGAAAGCTGGCTTCGACTCTTGATCTCAGCGGCAAAACATTGACTATGCCACCAGCAAACGCGGCAATGACTCGTCTTGCGTCTGGAACTATTTCATCAGCTACCGCCGCTCTTGACATCAACTTGAGTGCGCATTCATACACCTGCTACAAGTTTTTTATTCGCAATATTTCAATGGCGTCTGCTACACAAATTTGGATTAGCAAATTGATTAGTAGCGGCACCACTGCTGGCGGTTGGTATGGTGGCGCAACTCGTGAAGGTGAAGGAGCAAATGCTCAAGTAAATTACTCAAATCAACCACATTGGTACATATTGGGCGATACAACATCCGTAACAGCCGATACAGGCATATACCATGGTTCGATTGATGCAACTCTTATGTTAAATGGCACATCAAATAAATGGTCTGGCGTTGCAAATGCGGCAATTCGCACAAATTCTGGTACCGCGCAAAACATTAATACTGGCGCAATAAATATTGAAACTACAGCACTATGGGGTTTGCGTTTTGCTGGTGGAGCAAACATTGCTACCCTAAGTTATGCTGTTTATGGAGTGAATATGTCATGATTGAAAATTATTTTGTAAACGAGCAAACAAAAGAAGCCACTGGTATTTTTAATGGTGAGCCTTTTTCTATACCAGCCTGCTTTGCAGATGGCAATCTAGTTGCCCTCACAAGTGAAGAGTGCGAGGCAGTGCTGACTGAGCGCAATGAGTTGAAAAAACTTGCTGACGACAACGCATACAAGCACGCTCGCTCCGCAGATTACCCGCCAATCACTGACTACATTGACGGTGTGGTCAAAGGCGATCAATCACAAATTGATAAATACATTGCGGACTGCTTGGCCGTTAAGGCCATGTATCCAAAGCCACAGGAGTGAAATGAATGGACCAGACGCTGTTTAACTGGGTGGTAGGTGTTTGCGGATTTCTTGGAGGCTGGGTCTTGAAAGTTATCTGGGACGCGATCAAAGAACTCAAGAGCGACATCCGCCAAATCGAGCGTGATCTGCCAGAGGTCTATGTGCGCAAGGATGATTTCAAAGAAGCAGTTCGCGAAATCAAGCAGGACATGAAGGACGGCTTTAACAAGATCGACAACACGCTGGGCCTGATATTCAAGAAACTCGAGCACAAGGAAGACAAGGAATAATGGACCATGTTGACCGATGGAAGAACAGACGACGCATGGCCTGGGCTTCCTTGGTTGCAGGCCTGGTGTTCCCTTTGCTCTTACTCGTCACCGACTCTGCTCAACTTGGAAGCGTCGCTGGCGCGTTCTACCTTTTCGTGGGTTCTGTGGTGGGCGCGTATATCGGGTTTTCGACTGTAGATGACAAGTGGACAAACAATGCTCGACACCAAACTCAAACTGCTGATCAGCGCCGCACTTCTAATCGCAACATTCGCGATGGGATGGACAGCGAATGGGTGGCGTCTGAATTCCAAGATCGACCAACTGATCGCTGATCATGAGCGCCAGGTCGCACAAGCAAACGCAGATGCCCTGGCCAAGTACACAGTTCTCGAGCGCAAAAAACAGGAGGCCATCGATGAGGCAAACAAAATCGCACAGCGCAATGCTCGTGCCGCTACTGATGCTCGTAACGATCTTGAGCGGTTGCGCAACCAGATCGCCAACACCACAAGCAGTGTGTCCACCTCTACCTGCACCTCCGTCCGTGCTCACGCAACAACCCTCTCAACCGTACTCGCAGAATGTGTCGGACAGCTTGAAGCGGTGGCAAAAGATGCTGATGGACACGCCCTTGATTCAAGAGCGTTAAACGGGGCTTGGCCGCGATGAACGGGTTCAGACTATCTCAGCGTAGCATCGAGCGATTGGATGGCGTAGACGACCGCCTGGTCGATGTGGTGTGCCGTGCCATCGAGATCACGACCGTCGACTTTGCAGTGACCGAAGGGTTGCGCACCGTCGAGACTCAGCGCAAATATGTTGAGGCTGGCAAAAGCCAAACCATGGAGTCAAAGCATTTGACCGGTGAGGCTGTGGACCTGGTGGCGTACATCAATGGCCAGGTGTCCTGGGAACTGAATCTGTACGACAACATCGCCGATGCGATCAAGCAGGCCGCGATTGAAAAGAATGTAGCGATACGCTGGGGCGCCGCGTGGAATGTGCCGGACATCCGGCTTTGGCGCGGCACGATGGAAGAGGCCATGGTCTACTACATCGACACCCGGCGCAAGCAAAACAAAAGGCCGTTCATTGACGGCCCGCATTTTGAACTGGTTTGAGTTGTCTCCATCCCGTCTGGCATAAGCAGTTGCCTACTCCTTCACGACGGTTAGCCCCAGGGTTTCATTCCCCTGGGGTTTTTTTTCACCTGGGTGCGCATGTGACATCAATGACGATGTCGGCTGAGTACCCGTTGACCTTTCGTTTCCCATACATCATGACGGCGCGAAGGCCTGTTGACTCACACTCACGAACCGCAGTGATGACTTCGTTGCGGCTCATCGAGTGAATCTGTTTATCAAGAATCAACTCCTGCTCGACTGGTGTGGGTGGCATCGGCTTGTTGCTCGAGCACCCACTGATCCAGCCAAGGGAGCAGACAATCAGGATTGTGATCATTCTGGTCCTCATGGCTTTCCTCATTTGTTGTCGGTTGTGAATCGATTGCTTTTCTCGAAAGCCTCGACATCGTCGATGCGGTACCGCACCTCGCTGTTTCGGCCATCGCCCAGTTTGATGTAAGCCGGTCCGATGTTGGCCACCCGCCACTTGCGCAGGGTGTTATCGGCGACCTTCCATCGCTCGCACAATTGTTTAGGCGTCAGCAGTTGGGACATTTGCCACCTCCGCTTGTGTGATTTCGCCAGTTGCCTGGTCAATGACATCATCCGCTGGCTGGCCCATAGAGGCCTTCAGGCGGCTTAAAGGGGCTTGTTGGGCCTCTGGTACTGGCGTGATGTTTACGGCCTCTCTGCGCTCCACCTGGACGAATCCTGATGCCTCGTTGTCGTTGGCGATAACCTGGTC